CTTGGCGCAGGCGACGAGATTGAAGGTGTATTCACCAGCGTGACTCTGGCATCCGGCAAAGTCGTCGCTTACAAGATCTAGTCATGAGTGATCCTAACTTTTTCGGCATTGATTACTCGATAGGGGCAACCTTTGTCAGTGATACCACCACCCGCGTGGGCCGCTGGGGTGCCATTCATTTCACAAGCAACACCCAAGTCGATACCATCATCGCGCAGAACTACGACGGAAACACAATATCTGGCCAGTCGTTCAGCGCTGCAACCACGCTGTATGGCGTGTTTACCAGTATCAAGCTGCAGAATGGCCACTGCGTCGCTTACAAGCTCTGATGGCATTAGCTAGCCCGCTACGCAAGGTTGCCAGCAAGCTGATGGCAAAGTTTGGCGGTGTTGCCACCATCCGCCGTGTAACGACTGGCTCGTATAACGCCACCACTGGCACCGTCACTGAAACCACCGCCGACACTACAGTGCGTGGCGTGCTGGAAGATGTCAACCTGCGCGAGGTTAATGACCTAATCCAAGCTGGCGACAAGCGACTGTTGATTGCAGCGGCTGATATTGCCAACGCACCTACTACAGCCGATGAAGTACTGATTAGCAGTGTGACGCATCAGGTGATCGAGGTTCGTACGATTGAGCAAGATAACATCGCCATTACTTACGAGCTGATCCTGAGGGCATAATGGCGCGCACGATCCGGGTTGCTGATATTGGTGATTACGCCAGCCAGCAGATGGAGAAGCTGCTGCGGGTTGCTGTGCTAGAGACTGATAGCCGTCTGAAGCAGGCAAGCCCTGTTGATACTGGCCGGTTTCGTGTTAGCTGGCAGGTAGGGGAAAATGCGGCGGGCTCTTACGACGGCGGACCGCAGCAAGAGCCTTCCAATGCGGATCGCTCAAAAACATCTCCGCCAGGCGGATTAATCGTGCCATTGCGCAGGATGAACTACCAGCAAGAAAAGCTCGGTAACGTCTACAGCGTGCACAACAACCTGCCGTATGCAGAGTCTCTTGCCAATGGCAGCAGCAAGCAAGCGCCAGCGGGTTGGGTGCAAGGCATCGCTAAAGACATCCAAGGCTTTGTGCGCGTCAACGCTGACCGCATCGGGAGGGAATCATGAGCAGCACCTACAACGATGTTCGCGCCGCCATTGAAGGCCGCATTGCAACGCAGATGGCGCTGTCGCCTGCGTATCCGGTCAGCTATCAGAACGTGCCATTCACGCCACCCAACAACACGCCATGGGTGCAGGTGTTCATTCGCTTTGGCGATAACAGCTACGCCACGCTGCTGCCGACTGGTGGCGTTGGCTTCAACCGCCAGACTGGCACGCTGGTGGTCAATGTCTTTACGCCGCAGGGTCAGGGCACTGCTGCTAACTTCACCATTGCAGAGCGGCTAAAGGATTTGTTTGATCGCGCCAAGTTTTCAAGCATTATCTTTGATGCCGCCTCAGGGCCAGCGCAAGTAACGCCAGCAGCGCCTGAGCCTTACTTTCAAACTCAGCTAACTGCTACGTTTGAAGCTTATCTAGACTGAATCTAGCCACTACCGTTCACAACATGGCTGTTACTGTTCTGTCCGGTACGTCCGGCGCCCTTTACTACAAACCCGCCGGTACTAACGGCAACTTCCCTGAATCCGGCGTCAATGCCAGCACTGATGTCATCACCGTTCAGCCGTACCTGAACTTCAAGGCAGGCGATCCGGTCAAGTTCCGCGTTATCAATAGCCAGACTGGCGGCTCCGGCTCCGGCACGCTGCCGTCTCCGATTGATGCAGCTACCACCTACTACGTGTTGAGCTACACCGCAGCCACTGGCGCGTTGACGGTCTCGACCGCTGCTGGCGGTACCATCCTCGCCATCACCGACGACGGCACGGCCGTGGCGCCTAACGAGTTCGAGGTGTACTACGCCAATTATGCCGCTGTCGGCCAAGTACAATCCTGGTCTTTTGAAATCAGCCGCGCTGAGATCGACGTAACCACCATCGGTCAAGCCGCTGGTCAGTATGCGCCCTTCCGCGCTTACATTCCTGGCTTTGCTGATGGCAACGGCACTGCCACGATCTACGTCACCAACGAGGACGCTGCGCTGTCCAATCGCATGGTGGAGGATGTGCTGCAGCGTCAGCAGGTTGGCTGCGGCTTCAAGCTGTACACCGATCTGCAGGCAACCGAGGCTCTTAGCCGCTCCATTGCCATGGATGCCGTGCTGCTCACCGCCAGCCTGAATATCAACCCTGATGACGCTCAGCAGGTTGAGATCACCTTCCGCCCGGCCGGTGCACCTACTTTTGACTTCAGCACTTCTGCTTGATAGTTGAACGGCCCCGGCTTATGCTGGGGCCACCCACATTTATTGCATGGCATCATCTGCGCTGGCACGGCTCAAAAAAGCAGCCAATCTTCAGCCAATCAAGCGTGTTGTAACACTCAACGATGGATCTACGTTTGAGTTTTATGCCACGGCTTTGACCATGGCAGAACGTGAGCGCGCGCAGAAGATGCCCGGCGGCGATGACCCTAATGGTTTTGCGTTGAACCTGCTGGTAACTAAAGCAGCCGACGATGCCGGACAGCGGTTGTTTCAGGCTGGTGAAATTGCTGAGCTGAAAAACGATGTGCTTGACAGTGATCTGCAAGCCATGATGCTCGCCATCATCACCAACCCAGAGGAAGGCAAAGAACTGGACATGAAAAGCGGTAAAGGCTGAGCTGAAAAAAGACAACCTGTTGCTGCTGCAGCTTGGGGTTGCAAAAGAACTTGGATATAGCTTGGCGCGATTAAACCAAGAGGTAACGCTTGAAGAGTTGCTGATATGGTCTAGTTATTTTGAGCTGCAAAACGAAGAGCAAGATCGTAGAATGAAGCAAAGCCGTAGGTAAGTCGTGTCGGTTGTCGCCAACGTTGCTATTAACGTCGACAGCCGCAACGCGGTTAGCAAGCTGCGCGAGGTTCAGTCGCAGTCGCAGCAAACAGAGCGTGCAATAGGAGATCTTGGTGGCGCGATAGGTAAGCTTGCGGCCGCGTTTTCTCTTATTCAAGCCGCTAAGTTTGTTTTTGTTAATGCGGCTGAAATTGAAACACAGACGCGCAGTCTTCAGGTTTTAACAGGTAGCGCAGAAAAGGCTGGGCAAATCGTCAAAGATCTGCAGCAACTTGGTGCTGTAACGCCATTTACCAGCTCTGAGTTGATTGATTCAGCCAAGCGTTTGCAGGCGTTTGGAATCGAAGCGAACAAGGTCGTTGAAACAACGCGCAGGCTTGCTGATGTCAGCGGCGCAACCGGAGCCGAACTGCAAGGCCTGGTTACGGCCTATGGGCAAGTGCAGGCCAAAGGAAGATTGCAAGGCGAGGAGCTGTTGCAATTCCAAGAACGTGGTGTTGCACTGCAGCAGGTATTGCGTGAGGAATATGGTTTAAGTGGTGAAGAGTTTCAAAAGGCACTTGAAAAAGGACGCATCAGCGCAGAAGCGGTTGAATTCGCAATTCAAAAACTTACTGATGCCGGTGGTAAATACGCCAATGGCGCCATCGCTCAGAGCGATACGCTAAATGGCAGGCTCAGCACATTGCAGGATTCAATCCAGGTATTAGCGCAAACTATTGGCAGAACTCTGGCGCCAGTTTTTCAATGGGCGCTAACTCAAGCAACTGCAGTTGTCAGCGAGATACAACGAATACTAGACGAAGCTAATAACGTTGGCGGCGCTAGGGATCGCGAGGCTCAATTTGCGCGAAATGCTGATGCAGCGGTGCGAGCCATGAGGCTTAATCCATTCACACAGCAAGGCATGATGGCTGACATGCGTCAGCGAAATATCGAACAGCAGCGAGCGGATTACAGACTGCGCCAACAACAAGCAAGAACGCCATCCGCACCAAGCATTACTACCATGCCGCCTTTACTGGGCGCCGCAGCGGGCGGCGGCAAAGGTCGTGGTGGTAAATCAGACGCAGAAAAAGCGGCCGAAAAAGCAGCGCGTGAAGCGGAAAAATTACGGCAAGAACTTGAACGATCGCTGGAAGTTGGCGACCAACTTGGCACGCAATTTAGTCGTCAAGCAGCGTTGCTGTTTGAGGGATCAGAAATTGAACGCAAGCGCCTGCAAATTCAATTTGATTTTGAAGACCGCGCTAAGCAGATCTCAGAGCTAAAAAACGCCGAACAGCAAACAAACCTTAATCAACTTAATACAGAAATCCAACGGCTTGAGCTGATTGATCTTCAAACCGAAGCGCTGAAGAAACAGGCAGAGGAAGCTGAAAAACTTTTCAAAGCAGCTTTTGATGCAGCCGAGTTTGGTGTTGATGGTGAAGGCACTGTTGTTAGTGGATTGTCTGATGCGATTGCCAAACTTAAAGAAGATTTAGACCCGATCAAACTTCAGGTTGACGCAATCGTTGGTGGCGCAACTGCAATTGGCAACGCTTTTGGCACGGCATTCGGTGATGTGATTTCTGGCGCAAAATCAACTCAGCAGGCGTTGACTGATGCCTTTAAGAGTATTGGCGATGCCTTTATCAATATGGCTGCCGAGATTATCGCCAAGCAAATGACCTTGATTATTTTGCAGACTATTCTTAATGCCCTAAGCGGTGGCGGCAGTGCTTTGGGTACGGCAAACAAAAACCTGACTGGCACCGGAGCGTTGAAAACGCCAATTCCGGGTCTTGCTATTGGCGGCAGGGCTGCTGGTGGCCCTGTAACGGGTGGCAAACCTTACATCGTTGGTGAGCGTGGACCTGAGTTGTTCTTGCCCAGCACAGGTGGCAACGTCATGTCAAACAACGACCTGCGCTCTGCCATGGGTTCCGGTTCAGCCGGAGGTGGTGCGCCAGTGCTCAACATGAGCTTCCAGACCACCAACATCGGCGGCGTTGAGTACGTCAGCCGCGACCAGCTAGAGCAAGCCATGGCAGCCACCCGCCGTCAAGCCGCCAGCGACGGTGCAAAACGAGGGATGACAATGACATTGGATAAACTGCAGCAAAGCCCTGGCACCCGTAGCCGCGTGGGTCTCCGCTGATGACTGCTCAATTCCCAGGCATCAAACCATCCGAGCGCAGCTTCCGTCTGGGCCAGTTCCCTACAAAGGTGTACCGCGCCTTGTCTGGCGCCACGGTCAAGCGAGCGTTTGGCAACCGCGCCTACGGCTATGAACTGCAGCTGACTTTTACTAACATCACTGACACAGCAGCATCCCAGCTGATCGACCATTACAACGGCACGTCAGGCGGCTTCGGTCGGTTCACCCTGCCCGCAGAAACATTCGCTGGAATGGATGTAACGCTAACCAGCAAGATCCAAGCGCCTACGCAAATCAAATGGGAGTACACCAGCCCTCCTGAAGTGCGCTCGGTCTACGTGGGACGCAACACAGTGACAATCAGTCTTGCCGGGGAGCTTGACTACTGATGAGCGAGATCCGCATCGCGCAGTATTTCAAGCTGACCACTGCTGATGGCGTCGTTCACCGCTACCAGAATTATTTCGTTGGCGCTAGCAGTTCGTACCTGAGCGAGTCCTACGGCTTTGCTCCGTTCCAGGCGTCTGGTGCGCTTGCCACGCTGAACGGCGATAACGAAACACTACAGGTACTGTTCCCGAACTTAGAGGTTGTGTTGCGGCTGGTGGAGCAAGCCAACGGCAATCGCCTGAGCACCTTGGCGTTTACGACA